TATGTTTTTCAATCCATCGTATTGATAACTGGCCCGACATAGTAACAGCTTCTGCCTGTTCTGGAGAATAATACAAGAAATATTGATTTGCCAATGCACCATAAGCACTATTCAAGAGAATTTTCTTTGCCATTTGAGCATTATTGTATTTTGATATGTTATTTACAACTTCCTGTTTATTTTTATAATTTCCGTCCTCTAATCTCTGCTCCTCTGAAAGCATCTTCTTTTTATATTTCACCCGATCATCATACATCGTTTTCATCAGCTTAGGTAGAAACCCTTGATGTTTTGTAGAAAAGTGTTGGCCATTTGGGGTCAAGGTCATCTGCATTTCTTTGAGATATTCAGTATCATATTGCTCATTTAATAAGCCATTCACACCATCATTATATTTTATATTTAAAACCTCATCCTTTGAAATCATCTCTGGACTGATATTATATTGTTGAATCAAATGTGGATAAAGAGAATTCAAGTCAAATGATACTACCCATTTATGCATACCGATATGAGGTTCTTTTACATGACCACCTTCAATACTTTTAGAGTCACCTTTACTTCTTTTATTAGGGGTAGCAATTTTCTGATCTTTCAAGAAATTGTAAATAATACACTCCCATGTTTTAACAGGGGAAAATACATCCTCAAAATTAACTTGTGATTCATAAGCTATGGTTATTATCAAATCTAATAACTTCATTTTATCATCAAGCTTCTTTACAATCTCAACATCCTTGATGTTGTATTCAATAAACTTCTGATAATCAGTTTTATACAAGTTATAACCAGCAACTTCATCATCAGTTACCTTACCCATACCAAGCTCAACTTGACCGATATAGTCCAGACGATATGACTCTCTGTTTTTGTAAGTATACTTTTTATATAAGTCTATATAGTCTAGAATAGACACACCGATAATACCATAGTACTGATTATCTCTACCAGCAATGATAACATTCTTTTCAAAAACTTTGTTAATGGGTGATAGGTGTTTATAGTTCAATCCTAGAAACATAAGACGATTGACAATGTAAGGCATATCAAAAAACTTACAGTTCCAGCCAGTAATTATATGAGGCGGATTATCTCTCCACCAATCCAAAAACAACAACATCATTTCTTCTTCATTATCACAAAGAAAATATTTAATTGTTTTATCTGAATCATTAGGAGTATATTCACCAAGACCAAAAACATAATAAACATCAGTAATGCTATTATGAATAGTTAATGAAGTAATAGGTGATCTAGCTGAACGTATATCTGGAAACCCCTCTTCGGAAGCAACCTCAATATCAAGTGTATAGATAAGTATCTTAGACCTATCCCATTGGATATCAGGATAAGTTTCAGATATGTATTGAGAAACATAACTCTTTGTACCATGAAAGGCAAAGTTAGTTACGTCATCGTATTGTTCAACAAACTTTTTACAATCATTTATGGATGGAAACTTTAAACTTGCTAAAGGTTTGTTGTCTAGGGTTCTGAATGTAGCTTTCTCTGGCGGACATGGAACATATAGTGTAGGTTCAAAGGGAACATATTCTGAATACTCTTCACCTTTACTATCTATATCACGAACATAAATTTTATTTTGGAATTGACCAATGTATGTATAGAATTTCATAGTATATATATTATAACAAAAAGGGGTTCACAATACAAGGAAAAACTTTACGACAATAAGCCTCCTGCGTCATCAGGCACTACAATACCAGAGCCATATATACGGCTATATTCATTGCTAATTGTTGATGCTGCTGTAGCTACAATTTGAATATGTTCTGGTTTTAATTGATAATTTTTATCTTCAGAATATGGAAGCCATGGTTGGAAGGCTATTTTTTCTTTGCTCACAGGAATCATCACAACTGGATTTTTTATTACATTCGTTTCTTCATCAAATTCACCGAATAGTTCTTCACCGCTTGTCAGCTTCACAATCTTTACAATCATTATCTTTCTCCTTTTCTATATTTTCTTCATCAATCCTTCTGTCAATTATATTACCTAAAGCACCACCAAGAGCATTAATGGATATTTCAGCAATTGTTGAACAACCAATTTGTGTAAATAATATTAAAATCAAAAACTTTTTCATAGAGCAAAATCATCATCCATCTCAAATGAGTTATCTTTTGATTCTTTAGAAGTTCTTATACCAACATTACCAATTGTATATTTAGCTTGTAAATCCCATTCAGATTTTTCACTAAATGGTAAGATTTTCATTTGACGAATTGAAGTAGTTGGTTGTGCCTTTTCGGGTGTAACAATTTCAACTAAATCCCATTCATGCAAAAGATTTACAACAGTATTTCTACGTTCTAAATCATTCTCGGAAATATTGGTAGGTTTACCATCAAGAGCAAATAGTTCTTTGAAATGAACAATATAATATTTACCTTGTTTGTGGAGTATATGGCAAGATTGAAATAACTTCTTTTCTCTGCGTGAAGCTATACCAATTCGTGTTAGGGTTTCTTTAACTTTTAGAAAATCATCGTCCTCTTTTAGCCGGACTTCTATCATGTCCTCAATTGACCATTTAACATTCTCATTCATTGTCTTAATCCTTTCAATTCAATATATCTGCTGTATTAATAGATACCATTATATAGTCATAGTTAACTATACGTTTTATATAGTTATTTATAAAATTACGAAACTCCACCTTTGTTCATGTTTTTCTTGATAGTTTCAATGTCACTATCAGATAAAACTGACAAGGCACTAAGAGCTTTTGGAGTACTATAGTTAAAATACTCTTTAACCATTTCTAAATGCTCATACTTCTTTGACTTGGCCCAATACTTCTTAGACCTTCGCTTTTTATCAATAGAGTGGTGCATATAATCATAATGAAGTTTATCATCTAGATCAGGTCTAAAATTCATCTTATTAGCAAAATCCAAAATATCTGGATGATATGCTAATGTCCTATTGATAAGAAACTTAGTATATGACTTCATCCCCGAAGCCTCACTATCATATCTTTCTTTACTAGTCAAATCATGTGCTAAGTCAAACGGTGATACCTTTTTCTCTTTGACCTCTTCTACTTCTTCAATTACAATCTCATTTCCAAATAGGTCTTTACTCATTATTCATCCTCATCAGGTGGCGGAGCATCTAATCTCCACTTACCCTTCTTTTTTACTAAGGTTTCATCATATGGATTCCAATCAACATTACGCAAGCTTGCAAGTGGATTCCGTTTCACTTTTTTAATTTTCTTCCGTGTCTCCATTGGGTCTTCCATATCTTCTGGGCCCGCTAAATGATCTGGACGTTCAAAACCAAAGTCACGGCCATACTTTCTTTGCCAATCAATCTCGTCTTGCATATCGCGTCGTAACTTTCTTTTTTCATTCTCCATATCATTAAGAAAGTTATCTTTATATTTATTCATACGTTTACGGAATTCATCAACACGGCGTTCCTTTTCAACTTGTTCTTCATCAGAAAGCTCTTCTGAATTTTGTTTTCGTTTTTCAATAATCATTTCCTTTTTATCATCAGGTAAACCTTCCCACTTTTTCATTAGGTTCATATTGAGATTATGAAAAATACGATTGTATAAGTCTTCATTTTCTAAAGCTGAACACAATGCAAGTACAAGTGAAAACGTCTTACTTAAATCTTCAACATCCCCCATATATCCTTCATCAGAACTCTCAAGGTCATGGCTAACCATTTCAATTGTACCATCAGCACGCACTACTAAAGCACTATCATCAAGACCAAGCTTAATGAATAGATTGCCATTTTTATCGTATTGTGGTTCGTTTGGTTGTTCGTTCTCTTGATTTTCTTCGTTCATACATTTACCCCCTTTACATAATGTATTTATAATACTCATCACTTGTATTAAAAATCTTTTAATCATATAAAACCAGCTAAGGACGAGTCTGTGACCTTAACTATAGGCGGTTTTTCTTCTTTTAAAAATTTACTGTTTAATTCACCTTCCCAATCTTTATTTATATTATTAAAGACTTCATCTAAAAATATCAAATTATCATAAATCTTTTTCTGAAAAAACTCTTTAAATATTTCTTTCATACCACATTTCAATACCCTTGTAACATTTTCAAGGTATTCCAGTTGTAAATAAAGATTGTGAAAAGCCATATTCATATTAAAACATTTAAATCTGATTGTCTCTTCACCTTGTTTATTTTTTTTATAGTGATTAAACAAACCATGTACATCCGTCAAATCTGTACATATAGGACAATTACAAGGCATCCTAAAATCCTTTGATAAGTTGGTATAGTCAATTGTGTTAGGCCAAGACATAGAGGACATACCAGTACCAACGATATACCGAGCCTCGGTAAAGTATCCACCAAAAACACAAGTTCTATTCCATGCTGTAGAATCGTATGTGAGTTGAACATCAATACCAGCATCATTTAATAACATCTGTAGATATTGAAAATAAATCATACTCTCATTTGAAGTAACACCAAAAATATGAAAGTATTTACACTCTGGTCTATCAAACTCACCATTCTTATGCAAGAATAATATAGCTGAAAGTATTCGTCCAAGATTTCCCCTAGTACCACCATATGCCCAACCCTCAAATTTATACGGTGAAACAGCATCATACCACTCTTTAATTTGTGGTATGGTTTGACCTTGAATAACATTTAAGATTTTTGCATCGGATCGTGTTCTATTCTCTAAATAATATTTAGCAGATGTAACCGTCAAATCTAAACATTCCTGATATGAATTATAAGGTGATAGTTGTTTTCCATCTCTCATCATTCCCAACGTAAATGTTGGCCTATCTAATATTGGAAATACATCACCATTCTTTTCAGACCATTCAAGAGCTACTTTATCAGTATAGATTTGATGATTTACTGTTGAATGTGCTAACTGGTATCCACCACTATCAACAAATACCATTGCGTTTTCTGCTTGAAGTTTTTTTCTATAATCAGTATTTTTATACTGAGCTCCAGCAGAAATCAACATATAATTATTTTTGAAATAGGAATCACTATCTTTATTATAAATTCTTAATGATTTCTTTTCATTAAAATCTGGTTGGTATTCTTCCCTGATTGTTGCATCATCCTTTTCTAACATACTCATTAATGTATCACTATATGCCGGAATGTAAATCGCGTCCTTCATTATATAACTCCTTTACTTGTTAAGGCTTCACACCAATCATAATCTTCTTTTCCTCTGTAATTCTTTTTGAGTATAGAAGGAATAAGTTTCTCTAGCCATGGAGCTAACCACGGCTGGTTTTTATAATAATCTTCTGGAATACTTATATTGTTATTATAGAGTGAAATCCATTTACGAAAACATGGTTTACACCATCCACACGTTTGATCTGACTGTGAAGAGTATTCAAGTTGTTCGTAAAAAGAAAGTTCTTGTGGTTCATAACAACTATAAGATTCTAATAAAGCTTCTTCACTTCCACCCTTTTCCAGATACTCTTTGACAATCTCCGTTTTTGTTTTATCTTTATATGGAGAGCTAACTTTAAAAACACGTTCCTCAGTCCAATGCTGTTCCTTCCACATATGATTTAACAAGTCTGTCATTTTATCATAGAAAATTGGGTCTTTATCAAATGACCTATCTCCTTGAACACTTCCAAGTATTAGATTTTCACCATACATAGAAGCCAACAACATCAAATGTGCGTTACGATTCGGAACGATTGCATCATCACGTTCAAACTTACTTAAATTTAAAACATCAGGTAAAAGAACTAGTTTACTACTATCTATATATCCTTTGTTCCCAAGTACAATCAACTTTTTTGTTTCAACACTTTCATACTTACTACCCGTTGGAATATACAATAATACATCAGGCTTCATTAAATAGTCAAACATCAAACTATCCATACCACCAGAAAATAATAAAACAGATTTACCAGTAGCTTCTTGTTTA